GTATTATTCTGTAAAGTTCAGATAGAACAATATTTTGTCCCATATTTCTAATTGCTGGACTGAAGAATGTTGTTACTTTATCAATAATGTTTGTTATTACAACCCCCTGATTTTGTGAGGCATCTAACACAACTGATATATCTACAGCCACGTCAATAACTTGAGCACTTCCAATGGTAACATAATCGTTAATCATCCTATAGTTTGACAAATACTCAGCAATGTTATTTTTCAATGTTTGAGATACTTCGGGAACTAATTTACCATCTTGATTGTAAGATAGTATATTAACATTTATTTTGTTATTGTTTTCTGTAATTGAAACTTTTGCAGGAGCGCCAAATTGTGGTGGCATATTTCTAAGTACCGCTTCATAGTCCTGAATTGTTACGGCTCTATTTTGAGCACTAAAATTGTAAGTTACATAATTACGAACTTCCTCAGTTGACGGATATCCAGCACCACCAATTGCGGCGACAGGGTTATTACATACCAAAGAATTTACAACTTGATTATTAATTGTTTCGGATGGTCCGTTTACAAAGAAATTTACAGAACCAATTTGATTGATTACATTTACCCCAAGATTTGTTCCAAGTCCACCACCAATTCTATATTGAATGAACAATGTTGTGTTTGCTTGTGGTATAGAACCTAGTGCTAACGAATTGTTTTGATAACGTTGTATTTTTAATGGTACATCTAGTGCAGTAAACTCTCTCAATTGATCATCCGCAGTGTTAGTCCCCCCACCAAAGGTTATTTTATAAAAACCTTCTGGTGTATATTCTGTCATAAATCTTTGTTGGGTTTCAATGTAAACACCAACTTTGATTGCTGGATCATCTGACGGTTTGGATGGATCCTCAACGAAAATTCTACTTTCCGCAAGTGCTGGAACTTCATACCATCTACCTTGTAAACCCAAAAACTCTTGATCGGATGGAACATTAGAATATGCTGTACCCGGTTTTTGGATCATAGATGTGATACCTAACACATTTTTTTCAGGTAGAAAGAAACTAAAAAAAGGAGTAACATCATTAGGTAATATGGTTCTTTTGAAGACTTTGGTAATTCCATTAACAACTGTTTCTCTTTTTGTAATTGTGTAGTTAATTAGATTATTATTGGCATCAAAATTTGGAATCTTTAATCTATTGGGTATACCATCCACATTGAATGGTGATGCAAAATTTACATCATAAACAGTTTCAAATATTTGTCCAGAACCAATAATCTGACTTCCTCTTCTTAAAGTTCCTAAGTATCTCTCATCTTCTTTATCCCCAAATACAGGTACTGTTATTGAAAAGTCAACTAAAGCAACTGAAGGTCTTTGACCTGGTATTTTTAACCCGTAAGTTCTTGCAATATTATAGATAGACGACCTTTGTTGTGCAAATTGTAATACGGTTTCTTGTATACTTCTATCGATGTTGTAATGAAGATTATCCGCAACGGCAGCATTTAAATCCAAGAACACTGAAAATATTGCAGCGTCATTGAAGTTGTCAATTAACTCAGGATAATACGTCCTAGTGTAATTGATGAGTTCTTGTCGAATAGTTACAAAATCCCTTGCAGTATATGATATTTTTCTTTCAGCCATATTAGATATTAATAATTACAAAGTCCTTAGAATTAAATACATCATTAGAAATAGCGTAATCAATTCTAACTTTTGCTGTATATTCGGAAACATTTTGATTTGGTATTGTGAGTTCAGGATTTACAACATTCCCAGCAGTAGTAACAGTCATACCAGCCGCTTCGTCAGAAGCAGCTCGTATAACTATATTTGTGATCTGTAAGTTGGGTAAAAATTGTTGTACCGAGTCACGGATTTCAGATTCAATCTCCGAAAATGTAGGCCCATCCATTGGTTGGAAAATGTACTCGTATAATCTTGTTCCAAAATTTGGGAGAAAATAACGACTACCTTTTCTTGTCAAAAGAAGATGAATAAGATTTGTTCGTATTTCTTCGGCAACATATTCGGTTAGTTCCAAATACTTGCCTTCCATACTATCCACAAACGGGAAACTTATTCCATAAGTTTTACCTTGAGCCATATGTATAAATATAACACCTTAAATTTTGTGATATATTTTATGAACTACACGTCAGACAATCTGGATCATCCAAAGAACAAACCTTATTCAACATTTCTTCTGTGACGGTCAAATTATTATTTTCAATTTTAATTTTTGGTGTGGACGTTTCATCTGTTTCCAAAGAATTTAATTGAGACATATCAACGCCCAAACCTTTGATTGCAGAAGCTTTTGCCTTAGTTCTCAGGTAATACATACCCGTTTTTAGACCTAATTTCCAACCATACATATGTGCTGAGGATAGTTTGGATGGTGTAACTTCCTGCATAAACAAGTTAAGAGATTGTGACTGGTCAATAAAAATAGCTCGATCACGTGCCATATCCAAAATTGTTTTACCTTTCATTTCCCAAACAGTTTTGTAAACTTCTCTGATTTCTGCAGGTATTTCCTCAATCTTTTGGATAGAACCATTACCATCAAATAACTTTAATCTGATTCTATCGTTCCACATACCAATGTTTACTAAGTCATCAACTAAGTGTTTATTGATAATTACAAACTCACCACTCAATACATTTCTCTTGTATAGATTTGTTGTGAATGGTTCAAAACATTCATTGTTTCCTAGAATTTGTGCGGTACTTGCGGTAGGCATTGGAGCAACCAATAAGGAATTACGTAATCCGTGTTGTTTGATTGATTCTTTAAGTCCATACCAATCCCATAGACCCGATAACTGATCAACATCTACATCCCACAATTCAAATTGTAATTTACCCAATGATGCTGGTGAACCATAATAAGAAGCATAGACACCATCTCTTTTTGCTAAATCGTTGGATGCTGTAAGAGCTGCAAAATAGATTGTCTCAAAAATCTCTTTATTAAGTTTTTGTGCTTCAGGACTCTCGAATGGAATAGATAGCATAGCAAAAGTATCTGCTAAGCCTTGAACACCGAGACCGATCGGACGATGTCTTAAGTTTGAATTTTTAGTTTCAGGTGTTGGGTAATAGTTGACATCAATAACTCTGTTCAAATTGGTTGTCATTTGATATACCACATCATACAATCTTTTGAAATTGTAGGTTCTGAGTTTTTTGTTTTTTTCTCGAACTTTACCTGAAGGAACATCAATAAATTTCGGTAAAGCTACAGATGCCAAATTACAAACCGCTGTTTCATCTTTGTCGGTATATTCTAGGATCTCCGTACATAAATTTGAACTTTTAATCGTTCCTAGATTTTTTTGATTGGATTTATAGTTTGCGGCATCTTTGTATAACATATATGGAGTGCCTGTTTCAATCTGTGAATCCAAAATCTTTTCCCAAAGTTCTCGAGCTTTGATTGTTTTAATAGCCTTACCATCTCTTTCATATTTGGTATAGAGTTCAGTGAATTTTTTATCTTCAGGTGAGTCATAAGCATCAATCAAGCCTGGTACTTCATCTGGAGAAAACAACGACCACAAACCATCGGACTCAACCCTTTCCATAAACAGATTAGGTGTCCACATCGCCAAGAATAAGTCACGAGCCCGCATTTCTTCTTTTCCGTGGTTTTTTCTCAAATCCAAAAAGTCAAATACATCTGCATGCCAAGGTTCAAGATAGACCGCAATTGATCCTTTTCTCCTACCCCCTCCTTGATCAACATAACGGGCGGTTTCATTGAAGACCTTTAACATCGGTACAATACCATTTGAACTTCCATTAGTGCCTTTAATATAAGAGCCTTTAGCTCTGATTTTATGGATGTTTACTCCGATACCCCCAGCATTCTGTGAAATTACTGCACAATCTGATAATGTTTTATAAATTCCTGGAATTGAGTCATCGTCAATATCTAACAAGAAACACGAACTCAGTTGTGGTCTTTTTGTACCAGCATTAAAAAGTGTTGGTGTTGCGTGAGTAAACAATCCTTGAGACAACATATCGTAAGTCTTTTGAACCATTTCCAGATCGTCTAACCAAATACCTACGGCAACTCGCATGTATAAATGTTGGGGTGTTTCCGCAACCTCACCAAACATTTTCAACAAATAACTTTTTTCTAAGGTTTTGAAACCAAAGTAATCAAAGTTAAAGTCCCGATCATGCACAACCATAGCATCCAACTCTTTTCCGTTTTTCACAATTACTTTGTATACATTATCTGAAATCATACCAGCCTTTTCACCAGTTTTGGGGTTGATGTAGTGGTATAGTTTGTCAGCTGTTGCGGTGAATCTTTTATCGACTCTTTTATACAACGAAGTGATCGCAATACGAGCAGCAAGTGTTGAATAATCTGGATGATTAGTTACTAGTGATGCGGATGTCTCAGCTGCTAATCTATCCAATTCTTCAGTCGTGACACCATCATACAAACCAGCAATTACTTTTTTGGAAACCTCAAAGTAGTCCACATAGTCTTCATTCAAACCATAAGTTTGTTTTTTAATTCTTGATGAAATTTTTTCAAACTTCACATATTCTCTAGTACCATCTCTTTTTACAACTTCCATTTTTTTAATTTTTAAAAATCCTCTTCAAAATTTATTTCTTTAGTTTCAATTACATCACCCACACCTCTTTTGGAATAATCTGAAACTCTCTTCTCAAAAAAGTTTGTTTTATTTTCCAAAGCGATATTCTGCATAAAATCAAATGGGTTTTCAGAATTATAAACCTTACCCATACCTAAATCAACTAGCAATCTGTCTGTAACATACTCCAAATATTGACACATCAATTTTGCATTCATACCAATAAGATCCACTGGAAGTGATTCGGTAATGAATTCTTTTTCTATTGTCAGTGCCGAAGTAAGAATTTCTAAGACACGTTCTTTTGGTAATTGATTCTCAATATGATGACGATACAAATGTACAGCAAAATTTGTGTGTAAACCTTCGTCACGAGAAATCAACTCATTAGAGAAACTCAATCCTGGCATAAGACCACGTCTCTTCAACCAAAAAATTGAACAAAATGATCCAGAAAAGAAGATTCCTTCAA